GAGAGGACCACGACCCCCCTCGGGAAGATTTTCCCTGAAAATGGCTCGGCCAAACATTATTCGGACTAAAATGGATTTATATGACGCAATCAACTGAGATCGCCCGAGTTAGGGACGAATCGGCTTACCGAGGTGTGGTAAACCCTCGAATCCACACAAAACTGAGCGATTTACCCTCTCACGGCGAGCAAATGATTAAGTTTTGCGAAGAAATTGGCTTTGAGTTGCTTCCTTGGCAACAATGGCTAGCCCATCACTCGCTCAAATACAAGCCAGACGGCCGATGGGCTCACCCAGTCGTTACCCTTTTGTGCGCACGTCAACAAGGCAAATCGACCTTTATGGCGCTTCAGATTTTATTTAGGATTTACGTTCTAAAGGAAAAGTTACAAGTTCACACAGCCCACAAGCTCACAACCTCAGCTGAACTGTTTTACAAGATTTACGGAATTATCGAATCAACTCCCCGACTAGCTGCCGAGTTCACTAAGAAGCTGGAAAGTAAAGGATTTCAGGAATTACAGTTCACCGAAGGCCGTCGATACATAGTCCGAGCCAATAACTCAGCTGGTCGAGGTATTGCCGCACCCGAAACGATTCATCTGGACGAAGCTCGCGAATATAAAGATGAAGATGTCTGGTCTGCCCTGCGTTATACCCAAATGGCTAGCCCTAATCCTCAAATATGGGTTTACTCCAATGCTGGAGATCAACATTCAATAGTTCTCAACAAATTACGCGAGCGAGCATACGCCGCAATTCACGGCGGCTCTGATGATATTGGCTGGTTCGAATGGTCTGCACCTAACGGCCTAAAGTTTGATAACTCACCGGACTTTTGGTTAGGTGTCTGCCAAGCTAATCCGTCACTTGGTTACACAGTTCATCCCGACAATATTCGCGCCGTATTGTCAGACCCCGAAGATATTGTGCGCACAGAAGTTTTATGTCAATGGGTCGATACGATTAACCCTGTTATCAGCCCGTCACAATGGGAGAGCTGCAAAGTTGAGGGGCTTCGGCTCAACCCTGAATCTGATACTTGGTTGGCTGTCGATCTCAGTCCTGATAGAAAACAAGCGGCATTAGTAGCAAGCCAAAAACTTGAAGGCGATAAATTCCAAGTCATCCTCTTGCAGACTTGGCATAACCCTTCTAATCTTGACGATAAAGCTTTGGCTAATGACTTGGCGGAATGGGTGCGAAAGTATCCCGTCCAACTAGTCGCCTACTCAGCCCGAACCGCTTCGGCCGTTGCTGCGCGATTAGCACCGGCAGGAATCAGAACTGAGCCCATAGATGGCCTTGACTATGCGCAAAGCTGCGATGAGTTACTGGGAGCAATCTCATCTCAGCGGTTAGCTCACTCGGGACAAGATGAGCTGACTAAACAATGCCTATCCGCCGTCAAACTACCTTTCGGTGACGGCGGTTGGGTAATGGGTCGCAAAGTGTCTAATGCGGTTATTTGCGGAGCGGTTGCCAGCGCAATGGCGACTCATTACGCCACAAAAGCCAATGATGGCGTTGATATTGTAATTGTGTAGCACACACCCCTTACAATTCTGAGGTAATGGGTGCTATTAGAGATTTCTTCTTTCCACAAGTAACCGCTGTTCGGGTTGACAAGCCTTTGGACGTTCAAGCGGCGTTAACACCGGTTCAAATCACCGACTCGGTTTATAACATTCTCGGCGGCGCAACTAATTCAACTCGCCAACTTGCGATGAGTGTGCCGTCAGTTGCTCGCGCTAGAAATATTATCTGCGGAACTATCGGCTCATTACCTCTCACAACATTTAATCGCATTACTGGCGAATATGTCGATCCACATAGGGTAATCAACCAACCAGATCCTCGAGTTGCTGGTTTTGTAATTTATAACTGGCTCGCTGAAGATATTTGGTTATATGGCGTTGGTTATGGACAAGTTTTAGAAATGTATGCCGCTACTGATGGCGGTCGCGTTCGCGCTTGGACTCGCGTTAGCCCAGATCGCGTAACAGTTGACACAAATTTTAAGAATACAGAAATTACCGGATACAAAGTTGACGGAATGGCAGTTCCGCTGACTGGTGTTGGTTCTATCATTCGCTTCGATGGCCCTGATGAAGGATTACTTCACAGAGCTGGCAAAACAATTGCGGCGGCTGTCTATTTAGAGAACGCAGCTGTTAATTACGCAAAAGAACCAGCGCCGTCAATGGTTCTTAAATCTAATGGCACAAATTTAACTGCTGAAAGAATTTCATCCCTTCTTAGCGCTTGGCGGACTGCTCGTCAATCTCGCTCAACCGCTTTCCTCAATGCCGACGTTGATTTGAAAGAATTTGGTTTTGATCCTAAGTCATTACAACTCGCAGAAGCCCGTCAATACGTCGCGCTTGAATTAGCTCGCGCTTGTGGAATCCCTGCCTACTTCTTGAGCGCCGAAACTACTTCAATGACTTATTCCAACGCGGTATCAGAGCGGCGCTCACTAGTCGATTTCTCACTTCGCCCAATACTCAAAGCGATTGAGGAAAGGTTGTCGTTGCCGGACTTTGTGCCTAACCCAGTAATGACGCGCTTTGCACTTGACGATTTCCTACGCGGCAACGCTTTAGAACGCGCTCAAGTCTATGAAATCCTAAATCGTATCGGCGCTATGAGCGTTGAGCAGATTCAACGAGAGGAAGATTTAATTCCAAATGAAAATTAAAATGCCGATGGTCGTAACCGCTGCCGACACAATCAAGCGCACAATTAGCGGAACTATTGTTACTTGGAACGAGCAAGGTAATACCTCAGTTGGCCCAACAGTTTTCGCTGCGGACTCAATTGAGATTAAACCTGTAAAATTGCTATTGGAGCACGACCGGACTCGTCCAATTGGCAAAATGGTCGCTCACGAAGTAACGAAGAACGGAATTGTGGCTACGTTCAAAATCGCTAACACTATGGCCGGAGAAGATGCTTTAATCGAAGCCACCGAAGGATTAAGGGATGGCTTTAGCGTTGGCGCACAAATTAACGAATGGGTTAACAACAAAGGCGTTATGCAAATCACTAGCGCAACCCTCGACGAAGTTTCATTAGTAACTGATCCAGCTATCGACTCAGCTCGCGTTAGCGAAGTCGCTGCATCAGAGAACGAAGCACCGAAAGAAGATTCTGCTCCGGCAACCGCCGAAGTGGACAAAACAACCGAAGGAGAACAAGTGTCAGACACTACCGCTCCTGCTCCTGCCGTAGAAGAAGCGGTAGAAGCAGCTAAGGTTGAAGCCGCTGCGCCACGTCCAGCGTTCTTCACCGCTCCTCGCCTTGAGTTCACAAAGGCGAAATACCTCGAGAACAGCGTTCGCGCTAAGGTTCTCAACGATGACGCTGCTCGCCAATACGTTATGGCCGCAGATGACACAACAACTAACAACGCTGGTCTTATCCCAACGCGTCAGTTGACCGAAATCATCAACCCACTATCAAACGCAGATCGCCCAGCAGTAGATTCAGTATCTCGCGGCGTTCTACCTGATGCTGGAATGACTTTCGAAATTCCAAAGATCACCGCTGTCCCAACAGTCGGCGAAGAAGCTGAAGAAGCAACAATCGACGAGACAGGAATGACAAACGAATTCCTTTCTGTCACAGTTAAGAAATACGCTGGCGGACAAGAGTTCTCAGTCGAACTTCTTGATCGTTCTTCACCTGCGTTTTTTGATGAACTCGTTCGTCAGATGGAATTTGCATACGCAAAGGCAACCGACGTAGCAGTTATCGCTGGCCTTGTTGCTGGCGGAACTGATGGCGGAAACCGCACACTTGACGCGTCTGGATTCTTGGATTTCGTATCCGATGCTTCAGTATCCGTTTACAAGAACACTCTTGGAACTGCAACAAACATTCTCGTTAGCCCAGAACAATGGGGCAACATTATGAACCTTGCTGATGCTGGCCGTCCGATTTATCAGAATCTCATTGGCCCATCAAATCAAGGTGGAGGCCTTTCCGGTCAATCAGTTCGCGGTAACGTTCTAGGTCTCAACCTACGCGTTGCTCGTAACCTGGCAACCGCAGCTCCAACTGGCGATAACTCAATCATTATCGTCAACCCAGATGCATACACTTGGTATGAATCAAGCCGTTTCCGCCTAGAGACCAACGTTGTCGCAACAGGTCAAATCAAGGTTGCTTACTACGGCTACGGCGCATTGGCTACAAAGGTCGGCGCTGGCGCATACCGCTGGATGGTTGCTTAGTCCAACTCAATAGTTAGGCCCTGTCCGCTCCCGAGCAGGGCCTAACCCCTTAAAACGAAAGGAAGGCGAGATGCCAACAATAGTCACGGCTACAGAGCTAAGAACGATTCTTGGCGTCTCGTCATCCCTATATTCAGACGCTTATTTAAGCGACATTGTGGACACAAGTGAGAATCTAATTCTCCCAATGCTCGTCACATTTCAAAGCAAAATTAACAAAGTCAAACTAGAAGATAATGTGGCTTATTTTGAGACTGCCACAATTCACGAATTTACTCAAGGCCAATCCGTTGTAATTACTGGATGCGGATCTCCTTTTAATGGCACTCACACAGTAACCGACGACGAAATTACCGATTATGTATTTACCGCAGCCATCACAAATGCAGACATATTGGAAAAGAACATTATCCCAGCCGGAAACGCTGCGCTCTCTGGACTATCGACCTACGTCGGAAATCCCAACGTTGAGTCTGCAGTTTTGGCTATCTCTGTCGAAATCTTCCAAGCCCGAACCGCAGCTGGCGGATCAATCGAAGGAATCGACTTCGCAGTAACACCTTATAGACTTTCAAAGAATCTTCTCGCTAAAGTAACTGGCCTTCTTGGGCCTTACCTCGACGTTGAGACAATGGTGGGTTAAATGCCCTCCACAGTTTTATCTTCTATCCGAACACCGCTGGCAACTGCACTCGGGTCAGTTTCGGCCAACGTTTATTCATATGTGCCTGAGGCTGTGCAAGTTCCAGCGGTTATTCTTGTGCCAGATTCGCCTTACCTAGAACTGAACACAATTAACGACGCAACTATCCACGCAAAGATTAACCTAACTATTACCTGCGGAGTTGCTTATCTTTCCAACCCAGCTTCTCTTGATAATCTTGAGCAGCTTATATTTTCAGTTTTGGCAGTCATACCGGACGGCTACACAGTCGGCCCAGTAGAGCGGCCATCGGTTACGCAAGTGGGAGCGGTTAATTTATTAGTCGCCGATATTCGCGTCTCCACCTATTACACACAAACCAATTAAGGAGAAAAAGTGGCAACCACAGTAATCACCGGTCGCGACGTCTCGTTGTCTTTCACAGGTGGAACGGACATCGACGCCCAAGCAACCAACGCGGTTCTTACTAAGACCAACGTTCGCGAGACATATCAAACTCTCGACGGCGAGGCTTACAAGACTGTAAACATTGAGGGATCCTTCCAGCTCGATATGCTCGCGGACTGGGGTAAAGCTAACTCAGTATGCGAAGCACTTTGGGCCGCAGCTGAATCCGCACCTGACACAACGATTAGCGTAACAATGACCGCCGCAACCGGCGCTCAATTTGTTTTCCCAATTCTTCCAGAGTTTCCTACCGCTGGCGGTTCTGGTATTGACGCACAGACAGTATCCTTCACCTTTAAGATTTCAAAGGGCGAAGTAACAGAGACATTTAGTTAAGAGGGAGATCGGGAGCTATGAAATTAAGCATCACAATTAAATACACGAACGGCGAGGAAGTCACCTATAACGCTGGACTCCCTGAGTGGGCGAAGTGGGAACGCAAAACGGGTAAGTCGATCTATTCGATGAAGGATATTTCGGCCTATCAACAAGCGGACTTCCTTGACCTAGCCTACTTTGCTTACAAACGCGAAGCGGCAGGAAAGCCGACTAAATCCCAAGAGATATGGGAGTTATCGGTTGAGGAAATGACGATAGGAGATGAAAGCCCAAAAGCTTCGAATCCGGAAGCATAAACCGACTCATAGTTGAGATCGCAATAGCAACCGGAATCCCGATGAGCGAATGGACTGACATCGACCAAGTATTAACGGCGATTGACATATTGAAGGAGCGCAAAGGTAATGGCAGATGAGCCGATTTCCTATGACAAGCGCCAACTTAGGTCAATCATTACCGCCTTCAAAGCGATGGACGATGAAGCTGTTGATGCGGCTAAACGCGAGAGTTCTGCGCTGGCTAGATATGCCGCGAACGAAATCCGCGCCTACGGCATCACAAGAACCTTTGGACAAGCCGCTGTCGATCGCATTACAAGCGGCGTTAAAGTTTCCGCAACCTCGAAGATTGGCGAGTTGTCTTATGGATTCGCGTCTCAGCGTCTCTCTGGTGGCGGATCAACTAAAGACATCTGGGCAGGTTACGAATTCGGATCTAATCGTTATCGTCAATTCCCACGACGCACTCCCCGTAAAGGTCGAGGAAATTCTGGCTATTTCATCTATCCAGCACTTCGCAAAATTCAGCCTGAACTAATTCGCAAGTGGGAAGAAGCTTTTAGCAAGATTATCGGAAAGTGGGATGATTAATGGCCGGAAGTAGAACCCTTAAGTTATCCATTCTTGCTGACGTTGATGACTTAAAAAAGAAGCTAGACGTAGGCTCTAAAGAGGTTGAAGGCTTTGGCGGTAAGTTAGAGAAATTTGGCAAAGTCGCGGCTGCCGCTTTTGCTGCGGCTGCTGCCGCTGCTGCTGCTTATGCTGGCAAGTTAGCGATTGAAGGCGTCAAGGCTGCAATTGAAGATGAAGCTGCTCAAAAGCGTTTAGCATTAGCGCTGCAAAATGTAACCGACGCGACCGACAAACAAATTAAAGCTGTCGAGGATCAAATACTCAAAACCTCATTGGCCACCGGAGTCGCTGATGACAAGCTACGCCCAGCACTCCAACGCTTAGCGGTAGCCACAGGATCAGTAGAGAAATCTCAAGAATTATTAAACCTCGCCCTTGACGTATCTGCGGCAACTGGAAAAGACGTTGAAACAGTAGCTAATGCACTTGGTAAAGCATATGAGGGAAATACCGCTTCGCTTGGTCGTCTAGGAATTGGTTTATCTGCGGCAGAAATTAAAACTCTTGGCTTAGAGGGAACTGTTAAGCAACTCGCCAACACATTCGGCGGCGCTGCGGCAACTCAAGCCAATACCTTCGAGGGTCAAATTAAAAGATTGCAGGTGGCTTTTGATGAAGCAAAAGAATCAGTCGGCGCTGCGTTGCTACCAACTTTACAGAATTTATTAAATTTCTTTATTAACACAGTTATTCCAAAATTTACAGAATTTAAGGATCGAGCTTTAGAACCTATAACAAGCGCAATAAAGAACAATCGAGACGCCTTTGAAACTCTCTATAACTTTGTTAAGAATTTTGTAATTCCTGTATTAATCAACGGCTTGGGTGATGCTTTGGGTTTTGTTGGGAAAGTTGTAGGAGCGACTTTAACTGTCATCGGTAAAGTCGTAGATGCCGTAAAAGCAGCGATACAAATTGGTATCGACGGCATAAACGCCCTTATAAGCGTTTATAACAATACTTTGGGCCGCCTTCCTGGAGTTCCAGATATTCCTAAAATCTCCGCTCCGTCTTTTGGCGGTGGTTCATCAACCACACCCAAAACGCCATCAGTTCCAACAATTCCGAAACCTAGCACTTCTGGAGTTCCAAGCGGAAGTGGTGCAACTGCATCAAAAACGCCAGATAAAATTAGTATGCCCGATTACGCCGTTTTCTTGGAATCCGCAGCGGCAAATAAACCTATTTCTAAAGGTTTTGATCCTTCAGCGGTTAGACGCGGCGAAGAACAAGGAAACGTAATTATCAATGTTAACGCACCCAGCGCAATCGACGAAGAAGGATTCACTCGAGCTGTCGTCTTAGCTCTTAATAACTCAACTAATCGCGGCACTACCGGAGCTGGCGATTTGAGAACTAGCGCGCAAATTTTATGACCTCTTGGATTCCAATCTGGAGAGTTAGAGCTAATGGAGATACCGTAACTGGCGTAACTCTTGCCAATCTAAGTATCACCTCTGGCAGGACAGATATAAACTCGCCTACTCCGGCTGGTTATTGTTCGTTGCAACTAATAAACACAAATAATACAGTTTACACTTTTGCAGTTAACACCGCGATTACCATTGAAGTTCAAGATTCTAACGGCGATTACGTTCCCCTTTTTGGCGGTCGTATTTCAGATCTTAGACAAATTGTTACAAGTGCCGGTTCAAACGCTACAGTAACAACGATAAACATTACTGCAACGGGAGCGTTAATCCGACTCCAAAGAGCTACCTTTGATGGCAATTTAGCCGAAGGCCTTGATGGCGCACAAATAAGCGATTTACTTGATGATTTATTGTTAACTTATTGGAATGAACTTCCACCGGCCGAAACTTGGGCAACTTACGAACCTGCAACAGAAACTTGGGCGACGACGGGAAATATCGGATTCGGTCAAATTGACGCTGGGGATTATACGATGGCAAGTCGCCAAATTACTGATCGGGTGATTTCTGGTATAGCTAACGAAATTGCTTCATCAGCTTTAGGATATTTGTATGAAGGTGCTAACGGCAATATTAACTATGCTGACGCAAGTCATCGACAAGATTACCTTACGGCAAATGGATATACCGAATTGGATGCCGCTCACGCAATCGCATCCGGTATCGGTATTGTTCAACGGCAGGGCGACATCGCCAATAAAATTATTATTGACTACGGAAATAATTTCAATTCTCAATATATCGCCGAAGATACTGACTCACAATTGACTTATGGCCTTTATGCTGAGCAATTTAACAGTTATCTTAAAAATACAGCTGATATTGAAGCAATGGGAGATAAGCTAATTCAATTAAGAGCTTATCCCCGTTACCTATTCCAATCTATAACTTTCCCGTTAGAATCCCCCGAAATCGACGACGCAGATAGAGATGCTCTGTTGAATATCTTTATGGGCCAACCAGTTAAAATCGTCAACCTGCCACCCCAGATGCTTGGTGGGGAATTTAGCGGTTATGTCGAAGGCTGGACATTTAGGGCTTCTTTTAATGGCCTAGCTATTACGCTCAACGCTTCCCCCATCGAATTTTCGGCAATAACCCAGCAATGGCAACAGGTCAACGCGGCGGAAAGCTGGAATAGTGTGCTCAATACCTTAGAATGGCAAGACGCGATAGGAGTCATTAGCTAATGGCAACAACAACCAACTTCGGCTGGGAAACCCCAGACGACACAGACCTCGTAAAAGACGGCGCACTCGCAATGCGCACTTTGGGCAACGCAATAGATACCTCGTTGGTTGACCTTAAAGGTGGAACAAGCGGTCAGATTTTAAGTAAAAATTCCAATACGGATATGGATTTTATTTGGATCACTAATGATCAAGGTGACATTACAGCCGTTACTGCTGGAACAGGTCTGACTGGTGGTGGCACAAGTGGCGCGGTAACTTTGACGAACGATATGGCAACCGCCATAACTGCAGCTGGAGATATTGTTCTTGGAACTGGTTCTGGGACTTATGACAACCTTCCAATTGGCACAACCGGACAAGTTTTAACCGCGGATACAACTGTTTCTCCATATAAGGTTAAATGGGCGACACCTGCCGGTGGCGGTAAAGTTTTGCAAGTTGTTCAAGCTACCTCAACAACAGCAACGACAATCGCGAGCACAACTTTTACCGACACTACCTTAAGTGCGACAATTACGCCTTCTGCAACTACCAGCAAAATCTTAGTAATAGTCAATCAAAATTTATCCGCCAAAACAACTAGCGATGCATCTTTGGGAGGACAAGTGCGTATCGTTAGAGGATCAACTTCCATTTTTAATGGCGCTGGTAATGGTTACGACACAGTTTATCTAAATATAACGAGCAATTCAGCCGCCAAGCAATTAACTGGCGTCTGGAGTTACGATTACTTAGATTCTCCAGCTACAACCTCAGCGACAACATACAAAACACAAGCCCGATCACAAACAACTTCTCTTGGCGGTTCTGTGATAGCCCAGCACGATAGCGCGCCGAGCATTATCACTTTGATTGAAATAGGAGCGTAATATGACTAAGTCTTACGAAGTGTTAAGTTATTTAAGACCAAATGGCGGATACGTTCAAACTGGTGAAACCTACGAAGATATTACATTCTTAGAATGTGAGCCATTTACAAAAGAAGAATATGAAAATGGTTTTGCTGAATATGATGCTTGGAAAGCCGAAGAAGAAGCAAATTTAGCTGCTGCCAAGAAGAAGGCTGAAGAAAAGCTAAATGCTTTAGGCTTGACAACTGACGATTTAAAGGCTTTGGGTCTTGGCTAAGTTGTGTAAAGCTGGGCAACAGTTAAGACTTCAAATTGACGATGATTATCCTGATCGCGATAGGCGTAGCGATGGTGTTGCCGCTGATGCTCGCCATTACGCAACGAACCCTAGTTCGGATCATATCCCGCGAGATGGAATCGTTCGAGCTTTAGATATAGACGCCAACCTCAACGCGCATCCTGAGGAAACTTATGCGTTGGTGGAGAAGATTCGGAAATGTGCTAAGCGCGGAGATAAGCGTATTAAATACATTATCTACGACGGAAAGATTATGAGTCCGATATTGGGGTGGAAGCGCCGCAAATACAAAGGCGCTAACCCTCACCGCTCGCACTTTCATATTAGCTTTACAACTTTGGGAGACAATGACGGGAAATGGTTCGACCTCGAAGGAGACAGAAATGAGCGACTTAAAGAAGATGGCGGAAAGTTGGGCGAAGACGTTCCTAGCAACAGCCCTCGCAACATACCTCGCGGTGGGTTGGGATGTCGATGCGATTGCAAATGCGGCTCTAGTATCAGTCTTGCCTAGCATTATCAACTGGCTCAACCCTAACTACGAGCGTTACGGCAAAGTCCGATAATGGATGCCAATACCATCGCTGGATTCGTAGCTTCAGTTCTCGGATCAATCGCCCTTCTTATCGCTGGGCTTCGTTACATTATCAAATTAGAAAATATACCCATTGTGTCGCGCCTTGATAAAATGGAGTCTCAGTTAGAATTAGCCCTATCGAAGAAGGTGGGGGCTAATGGCAACAAGAAAGCGCGTTAAGAAGCCGGTTAAGAAAACGGCTAAATCTAGGCGCACAGTTAAAGAGCTGCCCACTAAATTAGATTTCTGGGCGATTGCTTGTAAAGAGATTTACGAGACTTGTCGTCGTAATGGAATGGACGAAGGCCTAGCTCTTGCCTTTGCTATGGATCGAAGCGCTTGGCCTGACTGGGTAATCGACCCACAAGATCCGATTAGAAAAATCGGGTGGGAAGATGGCGAGGAAGACGTCTAATTTACCTTCGCGAGGTTGAACTATTCGAGGCGCTTAAAGCCGTTTATCCGGACTTAACGCCACTATCCGCAACCGACCGAGCTGACGGCATTACCCACGACGCCTATATCGAAATGAAGTGCCGCCGCACTCATTACCCCACACTTTTGATCGAGAAGAAGAAATGGGATTACTTGGCCGATATAAGGGCTAGAACGGGCGCTAGGACGCTTTATATCAACTCCACCCCACAAGGGGTCTATCAGTTCGATTTAGGGGCTATAAACGAGCCTGAATGGCAATTAAAGGCCCTTCCAGATAAGACCGACTTCGCCAACAGCGGCAAGGTTGAGAAGCTGTGTGGCTTCCTAGATATACGACACTCCGAACTGTTACTTGTCTAAATCCATTTAATTAAATACATTTATCCCGTAAATCCATTTAGGGGTTACAGAACGGGAGAGTAAGTGATAAATAATCCAGCAGTAATTCGATTTGATTCTACTTCTGGCGCTTGGTCTGATGGTAAAAATTACGTTAA